ACTGGAGTTACACGGGCGGCGTGCCCTACTCGGTCGGCAACGAGGTTTGCAAGTATCTTCTGGCAAGCACACGGGGCCACTATCAATTCAAGGTTTGGCAGCGGAAGGATTTGCGCTGACGAGACCCGTCACGAGTGTTCCGGTCACTCGTGGCGATAGGGAGAAGTGATCGACCGGGGTAAGCCCCCGTAAGCGGTCACTTCTCTCGCTAATCACCAAAGCAGGATTTATGATGACCAACAACTACCTCCCCCGCAAGGCTCGCTGCCGCGACTGGCGCGAGCGTGGCCAGCTTATCGTGCTCGGTGCCGCGTCCATCTATGACGGCCTGATAACCGTTGTGTCCCTCGGCTACCTAACGACCGACATCCGAGCTTGGCTGTTGTTTGATGTTTTCGAGGAGGATTAACGGCAGTGCAGTTACGCACAGTCAACAACGCCTTCTCTGCCGCCAAGCTCCCGATCGAGCTTGTCAGGGGTAAGGGCTATCTGTACTTCGTCTATGACGACGGCGAGAAGTATGACACGCTGTCTGTCATGGTCCCGAGGCTCAACGATCTTGCTCTCGCGCAGTGGATCGCGGAGGGGAAAGAGTTCGCCGCGAAGATGGAGGATCGACGATGAAAAAGCCGACGACACTCAATGAACTTTTCAGCGAAGAAGAAAGCCTCTTGTCCCGCCGCGCGAAAGAGCGCGCGGAGCATGAGCGCGAATATAGCAATCGCCCCGAGGTCATCGCCCGGCGGCAGGCCGAAGTCGAAAAGGAAATACGCCAAGGTTTGCGCGACGCGAACGGCGACTGGATCGATCCGCCGGAAGCCGAAGACGCCGACGAAGACGAAGACGAAGACGATCAGGACGACGCCCAATGAACCCCAAGCAAAATGGAGGGACTACGCCAGTGACCGACAAAAATCTCGAAGAAGTAATCCGCGATCTCGCCGCTCGTGGCGAGATCACCCATCTCTCAGTTGTGCCGTCGCAGAATGGCAAGCTCTGGCGCGCTTCGTTCGCGATGTGCTCGAAGTACGGCGTGTCGTTCGCCGAGGACGTGGACCCGGTCAAGGCCCTTGTCCTCGCCTGCACGACGGCGAAGATGAAAGCGCGCAGGGCGGAAAAACGTCCGGAAGTCATCGAGCACGTGGCCGTTGTGGACGAGGATATCGAAGCCTTGATGTGATCCGTTAAGGAAGTCTTAACCACCGAAAACGGATTTGCTTGCGGCTTTGTCCGTGACGCGCTTAGCTCTCTTGTGTAACAGCAACGAGGTTTACGTCATGTCAGAAGTCATCGAACAGTTCGGCCCCACCTACCCCGATCTCGGCGCAGGGGTCGCCAAGTTTAGGCGCAAGGCGGCGCAGGCAGGCAGCGTCCGGGATATGACCCGGGCGGACCGGCACGCGTATGCCGACGCGATCGAGAAGGCGATACGCGCAAAGCATCGGACGCTGCATATGCGGCCGACGCCGTCGGAAGCTCCCGGCTGGTATAAGCCGCCGTCCATCACTCGGCTTTTGCACTACGTAAATCCAATCAAAATGGTTGGAGACCCGGCGTGGACTGGCGACTGGAGCGGGCGCGAGCAGGCGGTCTATGCCGCCGCCATGAAAGCGAAGCGTGATTGCCAGTTGTCAGGGACGAAGCGGCGCGCTAAGTTTAACGACCAATCCCGCACCGGAGCACGTCGTCATGGCAAAGCTAACAGCCAAAGCCCGCAAGAAAATCCCGTCGGGGAAGTTCGCGCTACCCGGTAAGTACCCCATCGAGAACAAGGCCCACGCTGCCAACGCGAAAGCTCGCGCAAGCGAGATGGTCGCGAAGGGCAAGCTCTCCGCCGTGAAGGCCGCCAAGATCAGGCACAAGGCCGACGCGGTCCTCGGCAAGCACGATACGTCGTATCACAACAAGGGTTGAGACCATGAAGGACGCGCTCGGTCACGGTAGCAACGGCTTCGCTGGCAACTCGTCGGGCCGCATCGACTTCATGCGCAGCAATATCGGCATCGCGCCCGGCGCTACCTTCAAATCCGCCGCGCGTCCCGATCGCAAGCTAACGACCGACGAACAAGTTTCGGCGCTCCGCAACAGGCTCGCCACACCAAAGCAAGGTTTCGCTCACGCCTTCTTGCAGGGCGTCAAGAATGCACTGGGGGTTTGACATGAAAGATGCACTAGGACACGGCAGTAACGACCGGGGCGGCACGCACGCGCAGGGCACACGGGCCACACCGCAGTTGCAGCGCCGACACTTCGAGGCGATCGCGGCTGAGTTGAAGGCGCGGGGCGCGTCCACGGACGAAGTTGCTGCCACGGCCAATAAGCTCGCCACCACGAACCCCGGCTTTCGCCGCGACTTCTTCATCGCTGCCGCGACTGGCGGTAAGTACACTTTCAAGGGTCCGGGCAAGAACGCGGCGGCCGTGTCGAAGAAGGCTGCGAAATTCTCCAAGGCGTGAAGAGGTTGATCCATGAAAGATGCAATGGGGCATGGCAGCAATGGGCACACCGGACCGTATCTTCGACCTGATGGCCGGAGTGTTATTCCGGCTCGGCCTTATCGTGATAGCACTGGCGATCGTGCTGCAAATGGGGCGACGGACCAAGACGCGGCCGAAGCGTTGAAGAACGTGGTCAAGTCTTCGGAGCCGAGCATCCATCCAGCTTTCGGCAAGCGCACATCGATCCCGACCGGCGAGCCCCAGAAGCATCCGGTTGAACAGTATCATCGCAACCCGCTTTAGCTGGAGGGCGTTATGAGTGATCGACGATCAGATCAGGAAATCGACGACCAAGCAGCGCAAGACGCGCTACGCTACGGCGGCAAGTCTGGCCCGGTGCCTACGCATGATGCAATGCAGCGCTCCGAACAAGACCCCGACGCCGACGCCACCGACGTGTCGGAGAACGACGATTACGATTTCGACGAAGACAAAGAGAGGTACTGACAAATGATTGGGGACCTCTTCGCTATAGCCGTAGTCGGCGGCGCGGCCTACGCGCTTTTAAAAGGATTTTTCTGATGGCTAAAGACCCACTCGGCCACGGCAGCAATGGACGCGGCGGCACTGGCACGCAGGGCATGCGGCTGATCAAGACGCATACGCTCGGCCCTCACACGGCCAAGGTCTACAACAACCCCGACTGGGAAGAGAAGGTCGTCAAGTTTTTCAAGGATGGCGTTTATCAGCCGAAGGCCGACTATCACACCGATGACATCGGCGACGCGCACGCCACCGCGACGTATGGGCTGGAGCGGCAAGCCCGGCTCGACGCGGGGAAATCGGCGCAGGCCCCGGTTCACGACAGCATGGCCAACAAGCCGGGCTACAACGAGCACGGAAGCCGTCATGGCTACAGCCCGGACGCGGTCAATGCGGCCATCGCCTCGTCGAACCGCGCCGGTCGGCGCATCGGCGGCAAAGAAGCTTCGGCAATTCATCGGCTGCTCAAGGGCCGGTAAAGGGGTTTTCAAATGGCTAAAGACGCACTCGGCCACGGTAGCAACTCGCGCGGGCGCAAGCCCATCCCGGGGCACCCGTATCACGCCAAGACAGACGCGGAGCTTCGCTACATCATCAAGGACGCGAGCGAGGCTGAGAAAGCTACCCGAGGCATGTCATCGTACAACCCGGGCAGCGGCAAGCGCGAGGACACCGCCGGGAAGTATTCGGACCAAGTCAATGATGCGGCCAGCGTGCTCGCCTATCGCGGCCGGGGCGGCGCGTCTGATGCACCGAGCGATCAGTTGCACAGTGGCACGGACAAGTCGGCAGCGGCTCCCGTCCACGACAGCATGGCCAGCATGCAGGCCAGCATTGAGCGTGGACACGCTATGCGCTCGGCTGGCGACGGCGGCCACGTCCCGGGCTTTCCGGCTGGCGGCCGACGAACCGGATACAACGAACACGGCAGCCGCCACGGCTATAATCCCGACGCGGTCAACGACGCCATCGCGTCGCAGAACCGTTCCGGGCGAGGCAAGATCGGCGGCAAAGAAGCATCGGCAATCCATCGGCTGCTCAAGGGCCGGTAAATGGCTCAGCGATTTCCGAAGCCGACGCACTCGACCGCCGTGTCGCTTTTGGTGCCGCATAGCCGGTTCACTCCAACGCCGATGATGTCGCCGTTGGAGATCGCGTATCACAAGGGCCGAGAGGCGAAGCGTCTGGGGCGCGGGGAAAATCCGCATACTGATTTTCTGCAACCGAATAACGGGGCGCTCGCGGCGGAGTGGGACAGGGGGAACAAGTCATGAAAGACCCATTGGGACACGGCAGCAATGGACGCGGGGCGTTCAAGCAAAATCCGACGCATCAGTTGAAGGTCGAGAAGCACATCGCTTTCCATGGTCGGACGGCGGCTGGCCAAGCCGTCACCACGACCGGCAACGTCTGGCAAAAAGTTGCCTCGGGCAAACGTCGCGCTGTCGCCGAGAAAATCGCGCAGAACGCCCGCATCGATAATCCTAACTCGCTGATCAGGATCAAGCGATGAAAGACGCGCTCGGTCACGGCAGCAACGCGCGCGGCTCGCACGCGTCCAAGATCGACCAGATCGGGAAGGGCTTCCGCACGGCCTCGCCAGCGGAGTTTCTTGCTGCCCGCAATATGTCGAAGCGCACCGAATACTTCACGCCTCACACGCCCGAAGAGATCGCGAATTTCAAACTGATCATGAACCACGAAGGCACCGTCGGCGCGGCCGTTGCGCCCGACGGCGATATCCAGAGCGTGTTCAATAACAGCGGCGTCAAGGGCGCGGGCGGGCGAGCCATCGAGATCGCGAAGAAGCTGGGCGGCCAAAAGCTCGACGCCTTCGACGGCGCTCTGCCGGACATCTACAAGAAACATGGCTTTGTCGAGGACCACCGCGAGAAGAACTACAATCCGGGCGGTCCTGATGTCGTCTACATGCGGCTGAAAAAGCCCGCCTCTTAATTGCCAGTTGTTCGTCCCGGACAAGCCGAGTAAACTTGGCGGCGAAATCACATCTGCGCGCCGCGCTGCGAGGGGCAAAAATCATGGTAGCCAATCATCCCGGTATGACCGATCAGACTTCGACCAACATCGCTCGTGACGGTGCGGCCAAGAGCCCCCAGAAGAGCTTCGCGGTCACGCACGGCATGAAGAACACCAACTCGTTTTCGGGCGCAGGCCCGGCGAGCCCGGGCATTGGCCCCGATGGCGCTCCGGCGGACGTGATGTCGCCCGAGCCGAAGCAGAAGCACTCCGCGCCGATCGCGACCAAGTGGGGCATGAAGGGCGAGCACGATGCCGCCCTCGGCGCTGCCGTCCTGAAAGAGGCTGCGAACCTCGGTCGGTAAGATTTCATAGAGGTAGCGAAAAATGCCAAATCCAGTAGACACCCAGACCGACGACGGGGACTTCATTGGCTCCCGTGAGAAGGCCAAGAACGGCTACGGTCAGAATGGATACCAAGGCGCGTCGAGCGACCTACCCGGTCAATCGACCCGGATGGACCGCGACTATGGTCTCGCGGCCGACCCGAGCTTGGACGGCATCACCAAGAATTTCGGCGAGGCCGGAAATTGGCAGACGCGCAACGTCTCCAAAGAGCCCTACAAGCCCGCGTTCGGGATGAAGGCTCAGTCCGAACCCGCCAAGGTCCCCGACAGCAACGTCCGCCGCGCCCGCGTGCAGGCGAAGCCCGGGTCGTTTCAGCGGTAACAAATGTCCAAGGCCAAACCAAAGAACAACACGTGTAAACCTTCGAGTTTACACAAGAGGCTCCAACGTCAACTCGAAGGTATCGAGAAGCATCTGGAGCAGTTCCCAAAAGATCAGCTTAGCCAAGCGCGCGCAAGCACCATCCGCGCCGAACTGAGCAAATGATACGCGAGAGCGCATAATCTGAGATTATGCGCTAACCCGTATAGGACGTGGCGAGCATGAGCGCGCTCCATCGCATGGCGATGTCTACTGGAGGATATCCGCATGCGCGGCGACGACATCGACCTCGACGACATGCTCGGCCCCGATCCCGTCGGACCCGAAGCGGAGAATTTAGTGGACGAAGCGCCGCCCCTCGATAGATCGGGCAAAGCCGTCCTACAGCGATCGCGCAGTTACCCTATGCCGATCCGGTCCAGAAAAAGCACTCCCGAGCGGCTCGGCCGCATCCTCAAATACGCCATGGAAATGCCAATCGACGCCGACGTTTGTCGTCGCGCGGAGATCAGCATCACCACGCTCAAATACTGGCTACAAAAATCCTTCGAGGGCGCACCGGGGGATGGTTTCGATATCGAGTTGGGGGAAAACGACGAGAACGGCACCGAGGATAACACGATCCGTTTTCATGATGCCTACAAGGCGGCGTTCGACGTTGGGGTTGAGGCGGTCGAAGCGATTGGGCATTTGCGTGCCACCGGCTACCAAGAGCCGCAAGTCTACAGGGGCCGCGTGCAGTACAAGCTCGACCCGAAGAAGCTCAGCGACTACATTGATCTCGGCCTCCCTGTCGATGACCGAGACGCGAACCTTTGGCTGCGGGATGAGGCGGGGGCTCCCGTCGCCGAGACCGTCACCAAGATTGATCCCGATCTTCTGATGTTCATCCTCAAGGCGCGCAAGCCGCAACTCTACGGCGCGAAGGCCAGCGTGGATGTCAACGTCAAGGGCGGCGTGCTCGTCGTCGGGATGCGTGCTGCAACTCCCGAAGCCCTCAATGAGATCGAAGGCACATACCGAAGAGAAGGTCGGCCCGCCGTCACGTTCGAAGAGGGCGATGACGAAGGGGCGGCCGAGTAATGGGGTTTCCGAGCGTAGCAAAGTTTCGACGAGAGGGGGCGGAGTACGTCCCCTATGTGCTCGACGACAACAACATCCTACGCAAAGTCGCATGGGCACCGCAACCGGGCTCACAAGAATTTTTCCTCGCCGACCCGACCATCGAGGTCCTGTACGAAGGAACGCGCGGCCCCGGCAAAACAGACGCCCTTATCATGGACTTCTGTCAGGAAGTCGGCAAGGGCTGGGGCGCTGAGTGGAAGGGCATCCTCTTCCGTCAGTCGCATCCGCAGTTGCGCGACGTGATCGAGAAGTCGAAGAAGTGGATCAAGCGTATCTGGCCCGAGGCGCTCTACAACGAAGTCAAGACGATGTGGGAGTGGCCAACAGGCGAGCGCCTGTACTTCGCCCACTTCAACGTGCCGAGCCAATACAGCGACTATCACGGCCACGCCTATCCATGGATTGGCTGGGAAGAGTTGACGACGTGGGCGACGCCTGACTGCTACAAGGTCATGTTCTCTTGCTCGCGTTCGACCATGAAAGGAATGCCGCGTAAGGTGCGCGCCACGACGAACCCCTATGGCGTCGGCCATAACTGGGTCAAGTCTCGCTGGCGGTTGCCGATCAACGGCGAGATCATCGACGGCCGCAAGCCGACAGTCGGTCCGATCATCACGGACAGCGTCGACGAGCAAGGCAATCAAGAGCCGCCGCGTCGGGCCATCCACGGCTATCTCGACGAGAACGTTCTCTTGCTGCACGCCGACCCCGGATACAAGGGCCGCATCAAAGCGGCGGCCCGAAACGCTTCCGAACTCGCGGCGTGGATGGACGGATCGTGGGACATCGTCGCGGGCGGCATGTTCGACGATATCTGGTACGAGTTTCGCGACACGATCGTCATGGAGCCGTTTGACATCCCGGGCGGCTGGAAAATTTATCGCGCCTATGACCACGGCTCGTCGAAGCCGTTCTCGGTCGGATGGTACGCCGTCAGCGACGGCACCGACTTCAAGCTCCGTGACGGCCGCGTGCGATCGACAGTCCGGGGCGACATGTTTCGGTTCAAGGAGTGGTACGGCTGGCGCGGTCAGGCCAACGAAGGATCACGGATGCTCGTCGCGGACATCGCGAAGGGCATCATCGAGCGCGAGATCAAGTGGGGGCTGCGCGCGGCGGACGGCTCGTGGACCCGCGTGAGCCGAGGCCCGGCCGATACACAGATTTTCGACGACAACACCAACGGCTCGGAAGTGACCATCGCCTCCGACTTCGAGAAGCCCGTGACCATCAACGGCGTGAAGCACCGGGGCGTCTTTTGGGAGCGCGCCGACAAGGGGCCGAACTCACGCGAGCAAGGATGGGAGCAGATCAGAAAGCGGCTCAGGGCGACCAAGCGTCCGCCGGGCGGCTTCCGGGAAATCCCCGGCCTGTTTATCAGCACCGACTGCCAACAATGGCTTCGGTGCGTGCCCGTGCTGCCAAGAGACGAGACGAAGATCGACGACGTCGACGACGAGAGCGAAGACCATAACGGCGATGAGACGAGATACATGCTGCGCTTCGAGATCAGGACCATGAAGTCGGGTCGCGTCGGCGCTTAAAAATCAGTTGTCAAGCTATATTTACAAACAGGGTTAACTCTGCTACTGACGCAGGCCCCCAGATAGGAAAATATCATGGCTCTTCCTGACACCCACCCGGAGTTCGTCAAGCGGCTCGCGGAGTGGATACAGATGACCGACACCTATGCGGGCGAGCGCGCCGTCAAAGCCAAGCGGCTCGACTACCTGCCCGCGACCGAGGGCATGGTGCAGGATGGCATGACCACGCCATCCTCTAACGGCTGGAAAGATTATGAGGCGTATCTGCTTCGCGCCCATTTCCACGACGTCGTCAAAGACGCCGTGAAGGCCATGGTCGGCATCATGCACAACAAGCCTGCCGTGATCAAACTCCCCAAGCGCCTTGAAGGCATGCTGGAGGCGGCGACTATTCAGGGCGAAGGCTTGCAGATGTTGTTGCGCCGGATCAACGTCGCTCAACTCGTGTATGGGCGTTGCGGTTTGCTTGTAGACGCGCCGCAGGGCGTGGACGTGGACAAGGCAACGCCGTACCTCTCATTCTACAACCCCGAGCGCATCATCAACTGGGACGCGGGCAAGCTCAACGAAGGCCGCAATGAGCTAGACCTCGTGGTGCTCGACGAAAGCGGCTATCGCCGCGAAGGCTTCACGTGGAAGACCGAGAAGAAGTACCGCGTCCTCACGCGCGGCGGCCCCACCGAACTAGAGAGCGGCTGGGAGCGTCCACCGCCGGGCGCACCGTTCGGCGTCGCCGTGAAGGTCAACGACACGAGCATGCCGCAACTGGCCGATTTCATTTTCCCAAGCATCGGCGGCAAAACGCTTGATCAAATTCCGTTCGTCTTTATCGGGGCGAACGATCTCGTACCCGAGCCCGAAGTGTCCCCGCTTCTTGGCCTATCGAACCTCTCGCTCGCGATCTATCGGGGCGAGGCCGACTACCGTCAGACGCTCTACTTGCAGGGCCAGAACACCCTCGTCATTATCGGCGGCAACGTCGACGAGGCCGCGCCCGATCAATTGCGCGTCGGCAACAAGGGCGTCATCGATCTCCGCCTCGGCGGCGATGCGAAGTACATCGGCGTTTCGGCCGCCGGTCTCGGCGAGATGCGTCAGTCACTCGAAGCCGACAAAGCTGCCGCCGCTGCCGAGGGCGTCGCCTTCTTGGATGTCGGCAACGCTCGCGGTGAAAGCGGCGAGGCGCTCCGCATCCGCGTGGCCGCGCGCACGACCACGATTTCGTCTGTCGCTCAATGCGCCGGGTCGGGGCTTGAGCAAGCGCTGAAATACTGCGCTGAGTGGGTTGGAGAAGACCCGGAAGAAGTTTCGGTCGAGCCGACCACCGACTTCGCCGATCAGACCGTCGCTGGCGCTGCTCTGCTCGCCTTCATGCAGGCGAAGCAACTGGGCCTGCCCCTGTCGCTGCGCTCGATGCACCGCATGATGAAGCTTAACGACATGACGGAGATGGATTTTGACGAAGAGAACGATCAGATCGAAGAAGAAGCCGCTTCGATGCTCGGCACAATGGTTGGCCCGTTTCAGCAAACGACCACTGACGATACATTCTTGGATGAAGATGTCAGCCCTATCGCTGATCCGGCTGCGGGCACGCCCGGCGGTACTGCACCTCCCGCCGGTACGACACCTCCGGCTGGGCCTGCATCGACCGCACCGCCTAATAAAAACGTTCCGGTTAAGCCGAACTCGCAAAATAGCGGATACACGCGCGGCTCGCCGGTCCCATTGAAGCGTAAGGTCGGCAAGAAAGGCGCGTCGGCTGGGAAGACCAAGGGTGGGGCATGAAGGACGCATTAGGCCACGGCAGCAACGCGCATAGCGCTGGGATCAATGCGCTTCCCCGTAAGGGCCAGCCTATTGTGCAGCACACCGGGGTCGAGCGCATATCAAAGGCTGGCCATGAGCGAGACGTGCATCAGTTCGTTGTGACGCACGCTGATTTGCAGAAGCCGGTCATACTCGGCGTTGAGCACTGGCCTGAGTATAAATCAGGGATAGTGAACGCCTATGGGTCACTTGAGAATGTTTCGAAGCTCGGCCCGGCAAACGTCCGGCACGTGATGGCGAGCATTAAGTACCACCTCCCGGATATCGAAACGTTAAAAGGGCCGCGTCTAACAGGAGCCCGAGCCGGAGCAAAAACCTACGCAGGAAAGATGCAGCGAATTGATATTAGGCGGGTCGTCCCACATGAGTGATCCGGCTGGGCCACACATCGTCAAAACTTTCCACGAGGCCATCAACATTCTCGATCAGTGCGAACCGAAAATTCGTGATCTGATCGAGACCCATTTGATGGACGTTGCCGGAATAAATCGGACAAAGGTCAGTGATGCGATGCTGACCAAGGACGAACTGACGAAGCACATCGTTGCGCTTCGGCACCATCACATCAAGGCGGCCTTCCGCCACCTTCGGGATAATTTGCCAAGTGACATTTGATCCATCACAGGCCCGCAATAATCACGGCGAGTTCGGCACCACCGACGTCGCCCTGAAAGGCCCGCAAGAGACGGGCGGCGCGAGTGCGGTCGTCACTGAGCGCCCGATCAACGTTGCTGCTCACAAGGGCGCGGATACGCCGGAGGAAGCGCAGGCGCAGGCCGTGCTCGCCGCCAATGGGGAGAAGCCGCTGGAGGGCCTCCCGCAGAAGCCGATCGCGCTGGCGGGCCAGTGGTACGTGCCCGGGCCGATTGCTCGCCTCCGGGACGCGGAGCGCGAATACATGAAAGATGCGGGACTGCCCTATTCGCCCCCGACGGTCTACGGGAAGCTGGATAAAGAGCGCGCCGCGAAGATCGCGACCGAATACGACAAAGAGAAAGACGATCCGACGGACCCGAAGGTCAAGGCCAGCTATGCGGCGATGGTCAAAGAGACGCTCGCGCAGTGGGAGCAGATCAAGAAGACCGGCCTCAAGGTCGAATGGGTCAAGCCCGGTCAGAAGGACCCCTACGCGCTGTCGCCGCGCCTCGCCGCGATGGACGTCAGTGAGAACAACCATTGGTGGGGCTTTCCAACCGACCTCGGCTACGGCTCAGGCGGCGGGAGCGACAAGGGCAAGAACAACCCGCTTCTCCAGCCGACCGGCGAAGTGATCGACGGCCGCAAGGTCGTCGCTAACGATGTCTTCCGCATCGTCCACGATATGTTTGGGCACTTGAAGGAAGGAAATGGTTTCAGGGGCGAGGGCGAGGAGAATGCTTGGCGCTCTCACTCGGCGATGTATTCCGATCTCGCGCGCCCGGCCATGACGAATGAGACACGCGGACAAAATTCATGGGTCAACTACGGCCCGCACGGCGTAACGAACCGCACGGCCGACGCCGAGCACACTGTTTTCGCGCCGCAGAAGATCGGGCTCATGCCGGACTGGACCGAGAATGAGGGCCGGACATGACCATCAACCTCGATGAGGAAGAGCACGAGCACGACGGCGAGGCGTGGGCCAAGCATCGTCGGCGCACCGGCCAAAAGAAGACGCTGAAAATTCACGGGCACGAACTCGCGCATTGGGCGCGTAACATCGCTGCTCAGGACGCTCAACGCATTCATACCGCGCTCAGCGTCGGCCTCACGGCAGGCGAAGACAACACAGATATCGCCCATCGTGTCATTGGGTCTCGCCGGTTAAACGGCTCCAATGGCGCGACGGAGATAACAAGGCAACACATCCTGCGCCTCGGCAAGGGGCTGTTGGTCAAGAGAAAATCCCGCATGAGCGGTGCCTAAGTGGATGTCCACTGAGGTGATTAAGGAGGCTCTACCATGAGACTGAAAACGATCTATGATACCGAGGAAGAAATCCCGGAGGGCTACGCCGATCTCTACACCGAGCGGAATGGCCATTGGGAGCTTACCGCCGTCGAGGGTGTCAAGACCCAAGCCGATATCGATCGCGTGCAGACCGCGCTCGCGAAAGAGCGCGCCGATCACAAGGCGACCAAGTCCGCCTTCGCTCCGTTCGACGGTCTCGATGCCGACAGCATCTTGAAAACGCAGACCGACCTCGAAGAGGCTCGCGCGCAACTCGAAGCCATCAACAAGGATGGCCGGGTCGACGAGACCAAGCTGGAGCCGATCATCGCGGCCCGCATCAAGCAGGCTGTCTCGCCGCTGGAGCGGGACAAGAACAATCTGGAGCGCCAGCTTGACGCGCAGCGGAAGGCCGTCGCGGACAAGGACAACGAGGTCCTCAGTCTTCGCACATCCATCACGACCGGCGAGATCGAGCGCCAAATCCGCGACGCGGCTGCGGATGCCAAGATTTTGCCGAGCGCGTCGCTTGACGCTGTCCGGTACGGTCGCGAAGTCTTTGAGAAGACCGACGATGGTCGCGTCATCACCAAGGACGTCGCAGGCGTCGTCCCCGGCCTGACCCCCAAGGAATGGTTTAAGGACCAGATGGACAAGTCGCCGCATTGGTGGCCCGCGTCTGTCGGCGGCGGTTCGCAGGGCGGCGGCGGTGGCCGTGGCACCTACGGCGGGGCAAACAACCCATGGTCGAAAGCTGGCTGGAGCATTACCAAGCAGGGGGCACTCGTGCGCCAGCTTGGCGAGACCAAGGCCAACGAAATCGCGGCGCAAGCGGGCTCGAAAATCGGAGCAACGAAGCCCTCCGAAGCAGCCTAACATTGCCAGTAGAACGGCGAAGGCGTCCCGAGTATTATTCGGGACGCCTTTTATTTTGGAGCACGCAATGGCCGACGAAACATTCGCGGAAAATCCTTGGTCGGCCGAGTTCTGGAGCCTCACGCGACAGGGCGAGTACGTCAAGAAATACGGGACCGAGGTCGCGAAGACCAAGGCCAAGAAAGTCGGCGCGAAACTCGGCGACCTCAAGCCGCGCGAGCTATTCGTGCAACAGCCCCTCACTGTTCTCGTGCAGCGCCGCAACATCGGCGGCGGCTCGGGCGGCAGCATAGTAGGCGCGGGTTCCTCCGGCGATGGACCGCCCGTATGACATTCAAAGGGCAATTCTATATCGACAACACGGACGATGCGTTCTACCTGTTCGAACAGCCGGACCCGCTGTTGGACGCGGCTTGGGCGTACAAGGGCCGTCTCGTCATCGCGAGCATCGTTGGCCTATGGACCGAGCCGCTGTATCCCTACACGGCCCTTCAACAGTTCGGCCTCGCGCCAACCGTCAGGCCGACGCTCTACAGCGACGCGATGAGCCAGAAGTACAGTTCTGTGACGTGCGCCAACCGGCCGACGGCCGATTGCGTCGTCGCGTTCACTGACGACCTCGCGGCCTATCTAGGCTACGGCGAGCGCGCCGTTTGCTTGGCATCATTCGCGGCCGGGGCCGCCGAAGCGACCTTGTCATTTTCCACGCTGACCGTTCCGGGCGGAAGCCCGATGTGGGCGGTCATGCCGCCGGTAGCGGATGCAAACTTAGCAGGCGTGCGCGCCCTCATTGGTGGGAGGCCGCAGTAGCATGTCAGGTACAGTCACCAACCTCGTAAACTGGGTCCAGAGCGGCGGCAACTCCGGCTCGCACACGCTTAACACTGGCGACATTGCTGGCGCAGCGTTCTCTGGCGGCCGTTGTCTGCTCGTGCTGATCGTATCGGCTGCGGGTCAGGGCAGCTTGCCATCCATCACGAGCGTCGTCCAAGGCGGGGACACCACGCTGGTCCCTGCCGGGAGCGTCAGCGCATGGACCCAGCGCGCACTGGTAACCGAGAACGGCACGAACAAGGGCATCGTTGCCATCTACACGGCCATCGCGTCCAAGTCGTTCAGCGGCCTCGACGTTGCGATCACCTTCGGCAGCAGTACGCAAGAGATGGCGTTCAGCATCCTCGCCGTGCAGGGCATGGTCGAGCCGATCACGTTCGTGACAGCCACCAATACGGGCACCTCAAGCGCCGCTTCCGTCACCGCGACCGCGATCACGGACGCCAACTCTGTGCAGTTCGGCGTCGCGATCGGCGACGGCAACACCGCCTCGCCCTCGCTCGCGAGCGGCTGGACCGCTGGCTTCACCGAGAACGTCAGCACGGTCGGGCAGGCGATCGGCGCGTATAAGATCAACAGCACGACGCAGAACCCGAACAGCTACTCGATGGCTTCGAGCACGACGTCGTGGCCGACATGGGCGGCGGCGATCATGTCGATCGTCATGGGCAAGGCGGAAGGCACTGCGACGACCGCGCTCAAAAGGCTGGCGATATCGGCCGCCGGTCTGTCCAATGCCGAGGTCGGCACGATAGCGACCGCGCTCAAGAAAATCTCGCAGTCCGCTTCCGGCACGGTTGGGGCCTCGGGCGAAACAGGCACGATCACAACCACGCTGACCAAGATGTCGCAGTCGGCCGCAGGCAGCGTGAGCCCGGCTGGCACCATCGCGACGAACCTATCTCGTCTCTCGATGAGTGCGGCGGGCAACGTCGCTCAGGCGTATGGCACGATCACGACGAACCTATTCCCGATATCGCAGGACGCCGAGGGCGCGATTGCGACCAACGTCGGCCAGATAGTCACGGCGCTCTACGGCATTTCGCAGGACCTCGCGGCCGAGGAAATCGTCACTGGCTTCGCGGTTACGAACCTCGACAACGGCCTCATGATGGAGCTTCACGCGAGCGCGCTGGAGGTGTTCACCGGGACGATCACTACTGACCTCTTCCCCATGTCGATGTCGCTCGAAGCGCAGGAAGTGATCGTCGCGCAGGCGACGACGAACCTGCCGATCATCATGCAAGAGATCGACGGCGAGGTTCGCCTCGAAGCGACGATCGTCACACGGCTCGGCCGCGCGAACCTCTTCATGGAGACATTTATCGAGGCCCTGCAAATAATCGAGGGGCCGATCGTGACCACCTTGTCGGGCGTCGAGACGCACGCGCTCGGCGGGCTCATGGGAAGTCCCGGGACCGGGGATTGGTATAGCTGGAGAGGCCCGGACAGTTAAACGACCAGCGAGACCGCAACAGAAGTAAATCCACAACATAAGGAGACCAAGAAAATGACAGCGAACCCGATGATGTCGATGGCGGGGGCACAGGCAGCCCTCAACGCGATCACAACCCTGCTCAACGGCGGGTCGATCAAAATCTACTCCGGCGCGATGCCTGCCACGACCGAGACCGCCTCGTCGGGTACGCTGCTCTCCTCGGGCTGCGCGCTCAACGCCACGGCGTTCGGCTCGGCCACGGACCCGGGCTCGACCGGCCTCGCGACGGCAGTTGCCAACGCGATCGCGTCGGATACCAGCGCAGCCGCGACGGGCACGGCGGGCTACTTCCGCGCGTACAAGTCGGACGGCACGACTTGCGTCATCCAAGGTACGGTTGGCACGAGCGCGGCGGACATGATCCTCAACACGACTTCGATTAGCGCGGGCTCGACCGTTGCGATCACGTCGTGGACGATCACCCTGCCTGATGGCTCGGGAGCCGACTAAGTGTTCGCGATCGTCTTCAAACTGATAGTGGCCGGGCATGTTTTCTTTATGCCCGGTCACTCGCGTTTCATGTATGGCGAGCAATGCGAAGCGCATCTTGTCAGCGCGGCCAAGAGCGTCATCCCGAGGGACGCAATACGCTCTCGGCGCGCGCGTGTCATATCCACGCATTGCGAGATTATGCGCGACGACGTTCGGAGCTAAAAACGACGCCGAGGGGCCGCTCGATCGGCCCCTCTTTTCTGCCTTTTTCGCGAAATGAAAATGCCAGTTGTTCTGGCGATTTACGTGCTGTAGTCTTGAGGCAGAATTTGGCTTCACTTCGATCCCTCGCATGGCGAGATGCACGAAGACCAAGCCAGTGATTGCAAGGCTCTCCATGGGGAGAAGCCCTCATACCGCTTCACCCCCTACAAACCATCGGAGAGCACCATGGTAACCGTTGCCACCCAGATTTCGGACGTTATCGTTCCCGCCGTCTTCACGCCGTACACTCAACAGTTGACGATGGAGAAGACCGCGATCATCCAGAGCGGCGTCGCCGCTCGCGATGACTTCCTCGACAATCTGCTCGCGGGCGGAGGTCTTACCTTCACCGTGCCGTCTTGGCAGGACATCGGCGACCCGGCGGAAAACGTTTCCGACGACGTCCCGACGAACGTCTCGACCCCCAACATCACCCAGACCTCCGCTGAGATCGCGGTGCGCCTGTCGCGTAACGCAAGCTGGAGCACGATGCGCCTGACCACGGCTCTGGCCGGGTCCGACCCGATGCAGTCCATCGCGTCGCGCGTCTCCGACTACTGGGTCCGCCGCTTGCAGCGCGCTTTCGTCGCGGTTGCTCAGGGCATCTTCGCCAACAACGCTTTGAGCGATCCCACGCTGGGCCGCTCGGGTCAGCTTGGCATCAACGCCGCCTACGGCCGCCAGAACGACCTGACCAACGACATCTCCGGCGGTTCGTTCACCGCTGGCGTGACCAACTTCTCGGCGTCGGCCTTCATCGACACCGCGACCTTGCTCGGCGATGCTGCCGAGGACGTGACGGCAGTGTTCATGCACTCCATCGTGTACTCGACCGCTCAGAAGAACAACCTGATCGACTTCATCCCGGATAGCGAAGGCAAGGTCAACATTCCGACCTTCCTCGGTCGCCGAGTGATCGTGGACGATGGTATGCCCAACCCCGCAGGCGACGCGTCCAACGGCGCGCAGACCTCGGCTGGCATCTATCACACGTGGCTCGTTGGCCCTGCTTCGTTCCGCCTCGGCGTCGGCACCCCGATCGTGCCGACCGAAGTCTTCCGCTCCCCCGACGCCGGTAACGGTTCGGGTGCGGATACCCTCTACAACCGCGTCGAATGGTGCATCCATCCGGTCGGTCATGCCTACGTCGGCAGCCCGGCGAAGGAAGGTGGCCCGACCAACGCGGCGACTTCGAACAACCTCGCGCACTCCGGTTCGTGGGTCCGGGTTTTCCCGGAGCGCAAGCAGATCAAGCTTGCCCGCCTGATCACCCGCGAGAGCTAAGCCGCTCTCTCCGGTTAGTCGGAACGCCAATAAATATCAGGGGCGGGCTTCATCGCCCGCCCCTTTTCTCTTTGATCGAAGGATTTGAACATGGCCAATCAACTCGGCTCCCTGAAAATCGCCCCTCGCGAGCACGCCAAGCACAAGCGGCATAGCAACGTCGCGCGTCGGCGACACGCCCACCAACTCGGGGCGTTTCTCGCCGCGCAAGCGACCCGCCTGTCATCCACGTCCGCGACCGTCTTCGCCAAGCTGAAAAAGTACGGCTCGGATCGTGTCAAGGCGGCTGCCAATCTGGCCGCGCTCCCCTGATCTCTGTTGCGCGACGCTGAGTAGCGGATAAGAGGGGGACACTTCGGTCTGCAATTCGCGTCGCACAAAGGCCCCGGAGGTAAAGCCTCCGGGGCCACTTAATCTGTCCCCCGCCACCATGAGGTGAAATAAATGGCTACGTTCCCCAAGCAAGCGATCAAGGAAATTCTCGACAGTCTCGACCACACGAATGACGCCCACTGGACCGATGATGGTTCGCCGCTCGTGTCCGAAGTTCAACGTCTCGCCAACGACAAGACCATCACCCGGTCCCAGATCAACGAAGCTCTCCCCGGCTTTGCGCGTAAGACCTCCGACAGCGTCACCGAGGAAGTCCAGCCGGATGACGAAGTCGAGGCCCTAGCGGCCGATCCCATCATCGAACCGACCCCGGAAGTACAGGCGGGCGATGAAGGCAACGGCGGGCTCTCGGAAGACGAAGAGCATGAGCGGCTGCGCCAGATCGCGTATCAGCGCGTGCAGGAAGCCGAGAAAGCCATCTCGGAAGCCAAGGATGCTGTCTCGGTAGCTCACGCCAATGTCGTGCGGGCCGAGCAGCGCCACACTCGGGCGCTGTCGCTTTTCAGTTCGAAGTACCCGCCGCTGTCCGTGGCGGAGAACATTCAACGGCACATCAAGAGCCAGCAAGAAGTGCTGCGCGAGCGTGTCACCGGATCGAGGTTCGAACCGAACCGCGCTTTGAACCCGGTCGACGCGCGGATGATGGACCGCAAGCGGGACAATGGACGGAACAACAAGGGGCAAACTGCGAACCCGCTCCTGCCCCGTTCTCTGTCGGTCGGCCGCTAACGAAATACGCGACTGGGGCAATCCCAGTCGCGGACCTCGCGAGGATTAAACGATGACCGATACTGTCTTCGCCGTTCAAGATGAGACCGGCACCGTCGTCCAGTTGACGCTTCTGCCGTCTCCACCTCCGGCC